ATGCCCCTTACTGACAAAGCTATCAAGGGATTTAAGCCGCTTGAAAAGAAAAAGCGCTACTTTGACGGTGGCGGCTTGTATTTGGAAGTCACCCCTGCGGGTGGAAAGCTTTGGCGTTTGAAATTTCGCTTTCAAGGGAAGGAGAAGCTTCTTGCTTTGGGAGTGTATCCTGATGTGTCTTTAAAGGAAGCGCGTTTGAAAGCTCAGGATGCACGAAAGATGCTTTCTGAGGGTATTGACCCGTCAAAGTATAAAAACATCCGCAGAACGGAAAATGAGCGTACTTTTGAGGCCGTAGCACGCGAGTGGTACGAGCAGCAAAAGGTAGTGCTAACCGAGGGCACTTGGCAAAATAATTTGTCCCGGATGCAACGCCTTGTCTTTCCCGAAATAGGGAACATGCCGATAAAAGAGGTAATGCCGCCTGACATACTGCGCTTGTGTCGCCGTATCGAATCCAGCGGCATAACATACACAGCCCATGCTGTTTTGGGGTTGTGCTCTCGCGCCTTTCAATATGCGGTAGCTTGCGGCTATGCCGACTCTGATCCGTGCCGCGACTTAAGGGGAGCACTACGCCCACACAGAACCCGCAAAACTCCCGCTTTTACAAACCCTGCAGACGTGCGACGCCTTCTGCTTGCTATAGACTCTTATACCGGGCATTTTTCAACATGCTATGCTTTGCGGCTGTTGCCCTTGCTGTTTGTACGGCAAGGTGAGCTGCGCAATGCAGAGTGGCAAGAGTTTGACTTAGTGAATGCAATTTGGAGGATTCCTGCCGGGCGTATGAAGATGCGAGAAGAGCACTTAGTGCCTCTTTCACAACAAGCATTGCAAATTTTGCATGAACTGTATGCTTTAACGGGAAGCGGGCGTTTGCTGTTGCCTTCGCCTCGGTCGCGCCAGCGGCCTTTAAGTGAAAACACGATAAATGCCGCGTTAACGTATATGGGGATAGGGAAGGAAGAAATGTTGGGCCACGGCTTTAGAGCTATGGCCTCAACATTGCTGAATGAAATGGGCTGGTCGCCTGATGTGATTGAAAAGCAGCTTGCCCATGCAGAGCGGAACACTGTGCGCGCTGCATATAACAGGGCAATGTATTTAGATGAGCGCCGGAAAATGATGCAGGCATGGGGTGACTATCTGGATTCGCTCAGAGTCGCTGCCACAATGCCTTTGATCTGACTTTCCGGCCATACAGAGGAGCGACCGATTTTGCGAGGTCTCGGAAACTGCCCGTTTTGCATCCCTGCGTAAAATGTACTTTTGCTGATTCCTAGTGTGTGCAGTACTTCGGGCAGCCTAACCAGCCTTTCGTATTTGTAAGCTTGGTGCGTAGTCTCCATTGATTCCTCCTCTATATGTCCACCCTGTGCGGGTAGTTAAACTTCCAGAATTGCATCCATCCTTTTGCCGGTACCGGTTGGACGGGCACTGCCTTTTCAATTTTCCACCACCACTTTACATCCGGTTCGCACCATGCAGAGGGCGGGGCGCCGGTTGCCGGTATGCAGCCGGAGAATACAGCCGCGCCGACGATGTGGCCTGTTAGCGCGATGCCTTGCCGCGAGAAGCCTACGGGCGGTGTGCAGTTAAAGTCTCTGATGCGAAGCTGTTCGCCTATCACGCTTGCTTTGGCGGCAGGGCTGGCACTGGCGTGGATGAGTACCGTCCTGCCGGTGAATTTTTCCGGCAGGGGCCAGTTCCGGTTTTCGTAATCCTTTCTGGCATGGGGGAAGTGGCTCTGCAGAATGAGCCATGCCCACGGCTGCTTGATGCTGATAACCGGATAGAACATGTCAGCGTTTCCTTTGTCTGCCGGCGTGCAGGGCACGTTTGACAGGGTATGCCGGGCGGCCTGCTGTGCCGGATCCTTTGAGCAGTGATGTGATGCAAAGGGCTATGGTGATGATGAACACTGCTTTCATGGCTGGCTGTCTCCAAGGACGTCTTTCAGGACCGCAACGTCATTTTCGTTCAACCCTGATTCTTCCAGATGTTCGGGTTCAATGCCGAATTCTGCGGCGGCCTCTACGATGACACCGTGATTGTCGTGGACATCGGCAATGTATGCTGCCAGTTCGCCCCAGCCGCGATAGAATCCTTTTTGTGTTTCGGTCATGCTTTTACCTCTCGTCTGTGGCTGCCTGTTGGCCTTCTACTTCCATATTCCCGACTTCCACACCGTGAACGGTAACGACAGGGTGGTCTGCTGCGGTCAATGCGCGAGCCTTCGCAATGGCCCCTGCGGCATTGGCGTCTGCTGCATGAACTGTGATGCTGGCGTGTATGCAGACTTCTACTATGTATGTGCGGTGCTTCATGTTGTACCTTATCGTGTTGCACAGGGCGGCAGGGGGCAAGCCGCCCTATGGCATGGGTGTGGTCAGGTACAGCCCTATGCTGACGGCGAGGGTATACAGCGCGACTATGCAGATTGCCGCCAATCCTTTGTAAAAATAGTGTCGCATTGCCTGACTCCTGCTGTTGCATCCCGCCCTGCGGTATCCGGACAGTCCCTTGTGAGGCACTTTAATCATCAGAAAACCCGGGTTTGCGGGGTGTCCGGTGCTGATCCGCAGCCGCCTTTGCCGTGGGTTGCCAGCGACAGCGCCCTATAACTCGCTGCCGCTCCGCATGGCGGGATGTTGTTATTTCGCTGCTTCTTGGGATGGCGGGACGGGAACATGGACCGCTATTGCCGCTACTTCCTACATACGCTGAGACATTATCCCGTCCAGCTCGGAAGCGCTTTGCGCCATGTTCCAACCGACTTGCGTTGTCGACTGTCCCGCCGGTAGTCACCGGCAATGCCTTCTTGGTCTTTTCAGTCTGTCAGCCCCGGCCAAGGGACTTGCGCATCAGTGCTGAAAAATCCGGGCATAGTGGCCCCGGCTCTATCCCAAGAAGCAACGAATCCTTTACGTCTTACGCCTTTCCCTGCCGTCGTACGCCGCCTCTAAGGTTGGCTTTCCGTGCTCGGTACTTGCTGGCGATACACTAAACGCCGCCCCTTCTGCCTACTCTGGCCCGTGGGCCGTGTTCGGCTGGTTTGTCGTCCGTGTTGGGGTCATTTTTAGCCAAATGGAGAGGTCAGTCAATGGCAAATCTACGCTTGGCTAAAAAAAGGGTAACAAAAAACCCCGCAAAAGCGGGGCGGTTGTTTTACTCTGCGTCGTAGTTTTGCACAGTTGTAATTAATAATTCCGCGTGGTTAAAGATATCATCCAACGCATCAATATTGACTTTAGACTCGTTTTTTTGGGCATCAAAAATGCCAAGCTGCTTTTGCTTTCTATCGAAATGCAGTCTGCAGATCGGCTTGCGGTTGTTATCGTCTAGAAGGATGCCGCAGTAGCTTTGCCTGTCGCGCATCGCGATTCTAGAAGGGTCTACATGGGCACGCAGGATGGACTTAACGATCAGGTACGCTTCGATTTCTTCTTGAGTTGTCGTTATGCCTGCTCCAGCATCTTCCGACTGGGGCGCTTCCGCATCCTTAACCGGGGGTTGAGAAGCTTCTTCATACTCGTTTAGCTTCATCGCTCCCCTTAGTCTTTGGTTCAATACGTCGTTGATATGATGTTCGGAGGCTTGAATTATACGAGGTCGGAACTCTTCTATAATATTTGCGCGTAACTGGCCCGAATACACCTTAGAAGCAAAAAAACGAACAAAGTCATCCGATGGGGTGGCAAGTTCGTTTGCAATAGCTTGCTTGATTTGTCTTGTGTATTTGAGATCCTCAGCAGCGTGAAGCGCTGTTGCCACATCAAAGCGATCACTAGCCAGCTTTTTGAGTTGCGGGATAAGAGCCTCTTCGATTTTGTTAAAATCGAAAATCATGAACGGCCTGTCATCCATCACGTTTGGCTTGTCGAGATCTGAGAAAAATTTATAGATGATGCCGTCTGTGAGGATGGCAATGCGGGAGCTGGTAGCATGGAAATATCTATGGAGCTGGCTTGCTTTGCCCTGATCAAGTGAGCTGCCGCATGTCTTGCATTCTATCAGGATTATGGGTTCTCCATCACGCATAATCGCGTAGTCAACGCGTTCGCCTTTTTTTGTACCAACATCTGCTGTAAATTCAGGGTTAACTATTCTCGGATCAAAAGTGTCATATCCAAGGATGTTAAGGAACGGGAGGACGAAGCTTGTTTTTGTAGCTTCTTCTGTTGATACATGATCACGCAGATCAATGAACCGGGCTCCAAGTTCATGGATGCGTTCGGAAAAATCCATCTCCAGATCTCCTTTGTTAGGTAGTGGTCTTAATCCATCACACCTATCGAGAGGGCGACTTAGGAACAAGTCGTAAGTAGTGGTGTACCTCTTGATTATAAGCTTGCCGTTTGCTAGAAGTGCCTGAAATTGGGTTAAAAGTATATAGCTTTAACTCACAAGGGTTTGCCGAGCTACATCTTTATTGGACTCAGCTTCAACCATTTCTATGATGGTTTTGACGAGTTCGTCGGGATGTTGGTGTAATGCTGTAGCTAATAATGGTATATCGCTTGCCCATAGAGGGCCGCGTCCTTCTAAAAAGGCGAGGATTCTTTTTTGGGTTGCAACGGTGTCGGGGCAAGCTTTTGTTGCTACTTCATGTGCATTTTTTTTCTGTAGAGAAATTAGCCCATTAAGGTAGTTTTTGAGCTCTACGTCAAACGAGCAGGCTGTGTAGTTTGCTTTTGTCTCTTTTTTTCCCGCGTTACTTGTGCTTTTCCGTAATACCTGAAGTTGCGCTGCATCTGCTATCCGTCCAAGAGCTTGAGCCCATGTCGAACGCTCACCATCAAGCAGGCGCTTAAGCGTTGACGGATGCACACTGCAGGCTTTGCCCATATGCGACATTTTGCCATTAAAGTCTTCCTGCAAGGAAGTCCGCATCGCTTCGATTAGTTCTTCATAGAATCCCATAAATTGTATGTGCATCAAATTTCGCCTCTTGGCTAATAGCCATGGGTAGATGTTTGACTTGATAAAAATCTACGTTTGGCTAAAATGCTGTCATGAATATTAAGGCAGACATCGAAAGTTATTTGAAGCGTAGCGGTTGGTCTGTGTTGCGCCTCGCGCATGAAGCCTGTGTGAACAAAGACTCAATTTACAGGTTGCTGAAGGGAAATCGAAAGGGCGTTAACTCTTCGACGTTAGAAAAGTTGTGGCCTTACCTATATGGGGACAAGTGCTCTCCATCTCCCCTTATTGATTCCGCAGATCAGTCTTTGAAAGATTATGCTCGAAACAACGTGGCGTTGTGAGTTGAATTGTAAAGATTTTTTCCCCTCGTGGGCGGAGTGAAGGTGAGCATGAATAAAAACAGCCTAGACGCGTGGGAAATGATGCTGGAGGCAAAAGATGCCCTTGGTATGCCCGCGTTGGAGCGAATTTTTAAGGTCGGTCACAAGCAGATTTATAAGCAGATGCGCAATCCCGAATACTCCGGCGACAGTGCACGGCCTGTGATTCAGCGTGTGCGGATGCTGTTGCATGATCTGGACAAAGCCGGTGCGGATGAACTGGCACGGGCAATGCTGAATTATATGGCTGAAAGCATGGGTATGCATTGCATACCTGTTGCGCACGGCATCCCGGATAAAGCGGATCTGGCTGCTGAGTGTCTGGATGATTACCCACCGCTGACGGCTATGCATACCGCCATCGAGCAACAAGCCGATGTGCGAGAGGTGCAAGCTCTTGCCGAAAAGGTGAAGGGGGAAGTTGATGAAACTGTGGTGGCGTATCGTCGCAGCATAGAGGAGAGCGAAAGTGAGTAATCTGCGACTGGTGTATCTGGCAACGCCGTATTCACATGCCAGTGAGGCAGTGCGTCATGCACGTTTTCTGGCTGTGACGGAGGTAGCTGCAAGAATGTGGCGGGCAGGGCTTGGCGTGTATTCGCCTATTACTCTGACACATGAGGCCGCACGGCGGCACGAGATGCCTACGGACTGGCGTTTCTGGGGTGCGCTGTGTCGAGCCACGTTGGAACAGCAGCATGAAATGCATGTGCTTTGTCTGCCGGGCTGGTCGCAGAGCGTGGGCGTGCAGGCAGAAATTGCGCTAGCGAAACAGTTGGGACTGCCGGTGAGATACATAGAGCCGGACGGCGAGATGCTGTGTGCGGCGTGTCCGGAAAGGATTGTTGGTAACACCATCTGTTCGCTGGAGCCGTGCCCGTATGTGTGCGAGGTGGCGGCGTAGTCAGGCCAAAGAAAAAGCCCCTATAGCGAGTAGGGGCTTAATTACTGCGACCCTAAGAGTCGCGAGCAAATGCAACATGAGCATAGCTAAAAGCATGGTCAGAAGCAAGCAGGAGAACAAAACGATGAGCAAATGCAAGCGGTATCGCAAGATCAGCACCTGCATATGGAATGACGCGAAGTTTAGGGAGCTGAGCAACGAGGCAAAACTGGTGATTTTCTTTTTGCTGACTCACCCGACATTGACACAATTAGGTGCGCTGCGGGGTAATTTGCCGGGGCTGGCGTATGAGTTGGGAATGGACTTGAAAGCCTTTGAGAAAGCTTTTCGGGAAGTCTTAGAGCAAGGCATAGCGAAGCATGATGAAAGCCTGCTGATATGGTTTCCGAACTTCCTCAAATACAACCAGCCGGAAAGCCCGAACGTTATCAAATCATGGCGGCGAGGGTTTGAAGAACTGCCGGAAAGCGGGTTGAAGGTCGAGATATTGATCAGCGTGAAAGCCACGGTTGGCGCACTCTCAAAAGCTTTTCAGCAAGCCTTTGCGGAAGTCTTTAGCGAAGCCTTCGAGCAACCTTCCGCCAATCATAGAGCATATAACATAGAGCATAGAACTAAAGAGGGTACTTACGTACCCCTGTCAAAATCGCAGGGCGATTGTGACGTGCAGGTGTCCGCGCCGCCTTCGGAGCCGGAAGCAGCGGAACGGCCGGAAGAGCAGAAAGAAGAATCTGCCCCCATGCCTTTGCAGCCGAAGGGAAAGCCGAAGAGCAAGGCAGAGAAGGAAGCGGAATTTGCCGAGGCTGTTGTTGCCCTGTTTAACCGCGTGCTGGTGGACGAACAGCCGGAAGGCCGCAAACTGCCTAAGGTGACGAAGGTGACACCGCCTCGTGTAACGCTGGTCAAGGCGAGGGCGAAGGCTTGCCCTGAGTTGAAACAGCTTGCCGGATGGGAGGCGTATTTTCAGCTTGTGAGCCGCTGCCCGTACCTGATGGGCGAGGTGAACGACTGGATTGCCAAGTTCGACTGGCTGCTGCAGGTGGGCAATTTTATCAAAGTGCGGGAAGGCAATTATCTGCCCCGCGATGCTGCCGGCAGTAAAGGCGGTAGCGGTTCTGCAACGCTGCCGGAGCTTGACCGCGTGAAGCAGTATGCACGGCAGTACGGCGAAGAGGGCGTTGTGGGTGTTTGCAAAAAATTTGGCTTTGATCCCACCCTGTACCTGAAAGCGTGCAGCGCTGAATTAAGCGCATAATAGGGGGCTGATATGCTGGAACTTGATCTGAACCTGACCCTCGAGCGTGTGTGGCGTTTTTTCAATCTGCCTACGCCGGATGAGGCTCTGGCAAAAGAGTATTTCCGCCTGCTGGGCAGGATGAAACAGGAAGATCTGGATGCCGCCATTGACCGCGTGCTGCGGGAAACAAAGCGCATTTACAAAGGCGACAACGTAGCAAAGCTGATTCTGGATGCGCATGAAGAGAACCTGCAAGAAGGCCGCACCGCCACCGAAGTTGCACAGACGGCCTACACGCCTGGTCTTGATGAGGTGGCAAGCAAGGCATCGCCTAACGGCATACTGTGGGCACAAATGACGCAGCGCAGGCAGCGTGACGACTACCACGGGGCGTTGGAAATTGCCTATCGGCTGCATGAGCGCGGCGTGTCACAGGATTTGCTGGAACCCTTTATCGCAGGGCTGGAAGCCTTGAAACGGGGAGACGGCGAGGGGGCAGTCATGGCCCTGAGCATGGACAGGAATCTGCGGCCGCAGGCCAAGGCCATGCTGGCCAGAGCTTACCGCGGGATAGGATCTGGAAGCAAAGCATAAGGAAAAGTTATGGCGCTGTTTATTCCCAAGCACTTTGGCATTGAAGAGTTGATGCCGCCGGAAATGGTAAAGGCCGAGGCTAACCCCGTAATCCTGTTTGCCCGTTTTGACCCGGCTGCACTGTGGACGCTGGACGAATTACGTAAGCATTACGGTCCCTGCACGGTGAACAACTGGCAATGGGGCGGCAGTTTCACGTTGTCGGGCTACAGGCCGGAAGGTTGCAACATTGGCGCAAAGCATTCCTGTCATAAGGACGGCAGGGCGTTCGATTGCAAGTTCCGCAATGTGGTACCTGCCGAGATATGGGGAGACATGCAGCGTAACCCGCAGGCAGAACGGTTCCTGTATATCCGCAGAATTGAAGCTTTCGACGGTATGAGCTGGTTCCACTTTGACACCGGCAACCACGACAGGTGGCGCGAGGGGATTAAGGTTATTTGCCCTCGTGGGAAGCGGGGAGTGCTGCCTGCTGTTTTGCCATTTGGGAGTGGGAAGTGGTCAGTTACTCCGGGGACTGTTTATGCCGGGGTGTAGACCGCTAACTGATGAAGAGATCGCAAGATCATTACTTAGCTTTCAGGGACGCTTTGCAGTGCGCAATCGCTGCCTGTTCACTTTGGGCGTGTTGGCGGGATTTCGTGTTCAAGAGATGCTGAGCCTTCGTGTTCGTGATGTGGTAGCCAATAAGCGTGTACGGCTTTCTGTAAAAGTTGCCAGACGGTACATGAAAGGAAAGCAGGAAAGCCGCGTGGTGTATCTGGCTCCGGAAGCACGATTGGCAATTTATGACCAGCTAAAAGCCCTGACTCTGCCGAGCATGGCGACGTACCTTTTTAAAAAACAGGGGGATGTCAACGAGCCAATTTCTTACACACAGGCGCGCCGGGTGCTGTTGGAAGCGTTCGGCGCGTGTGGTATCGCCGAAAACATAGGCACGCACAGTATGCGCAAGACGTTTGCCAACAAGATCCATGAGTACATGCTTGAGCTGGTAGCCGCGGGGCATGGTGTGGATCCGTTTATGGAGACTTCGCAAGCCTTGGGGCATAAGGATCCGAAAAGCACGACTCACTACCTGTCGTTCCGTGATGAGAACCGGCGTAAAGGCATCAAAAGCATGGGAGCGGCATTCCGTGTCTGATTTGAAAACCGTGACGGTAAAAGAAGCTGCAGAAAGGCTTGGGGTACGTGCTGAATGGGTGCGTAAACGTATCAAGCAGAAAGAGCTGAAGGCTAGTAACATCGGTAGCATTGCACGGCCTATGTATCGTATCCGTCTGGCTGTGTTAAACGCATTCCTTGAATCTCGTACAGTGGAAGGGATAGAGGAGGATTAACCGTGGCAATGTCTTGCAGGCAATGCGGGGCTAATACCTCTGCGCCTAGGTGCTTCGATGATGGCAATAGGATGGTGCGTTTGCGCGTGTGTAAGCGGTGCGGGTACACCGAAACATCTGTCGAGGTGTATTTGAAGGATATGGAAGCTGCTCTGGAAGCGATTGCGAAGAAGGAAAAAGAAGCCGTCAGCTGATTATAAATGCACTTAATTGTGCATATGTGTGTATACGCGTAGCAATTTTGCTACGCTTTTTTATTATGGAATGCGTTGTATACGCATTCCATTTTTTATTTTTAAGACAAGAGAGGTTGATAAACAATGGAAGAGGTAAAGCATGTCCTAAAATCACGTACGGTGTGGGGCGCTGTTGTGTCGCTGGTCTGCACATTGCTTGCCGTGTTTGGATACGGTGTTGCAGATGCAGCTCAGCAGAAGGTTGTTGAGTCCTTGGTAATAGTTGGTGGTGCAGTCGGAGCGTTGTTGACTGTGTGGGGAAGGATAAAAGCAAAATCGGCATTACAGGTGCGTAAGCCGCCTAATGCGGCGAAGCTGATTGTCTTTGCCATTGTCATGCCGTTGGCTTTGCAGGCGTGCGCGTTGTCTTCATTGCAGCCACACGAACGGGGTTTAGCTGTTGGGCATGAAATGATGATGGGATGGATGGCGTTATATCAGGAATACAACGCATTGCATAAGTCGCTACCGCCCGAAGGGATGGTTTTTCTGAAAGATAACGTTGCTCCTGCTCTTGATACCGCAAAGCACGCAATCATTGTCTACCGCGATGCAGCTACCCTCTATGCCCGAACACATGTTGAGCCGGGCAATTGGGATGCCCTGATTAAAGACGTTGAAGCAGCAATGGCTGACTGCCAGAGACTGCTTGCTCAGGCGAACCGTTATCTCAAAGGAGGTAAGCCGTAATGGATGCTGTAACCGCTATCACAATTGCAGAAAGCTGCCTTCGCATCGGGCTGAAAGGCTATGAGATGGCAAAGCGGCTGACGGCTGAGGGGTACGAAGTGCCCGCGCTGGACGAGTTTGAAGCTGTTACGGATGTTTTGCGGAATATCCCTGATCTGGCAGAGCCGAAACAGCATGAAGCCGGTGGAGATGGATAGTGCCCGAGCGCATCAAGCATGTTTTTGATTACCTCGCTCAGTGGGGCTGGGGGTGGTTACCCCCAACCCTGTTGGGCCTGTTGGGAGGCATCGTGCACCTACTGCAACAAAACGGCTGCTCGCTCAAGGCCAGTATTGCCAGCTTGGCGGCGGCTGCACTCTCCGGCTGGGTTATCTGTCGCTTGATGGAAGCGTGCGGTGCGCCTGCTGAATACGTGGCTCCGCTGACTGCTGTTGCCGGATACATCGGCAGGCCATTGCTCGACATTCTTTCAGAGCGGGTTTGTTCACTCGCAAAAAGTGCAAAACCTTAGAGCATACGATGGAGCAGATCACACTACCGCAAACAGCGCAGGTTATCGCGGAAGTGATCGGCACTGAGCGCACCCTTGCTCTTGCAAGGGTGTGCAAGTGGCGTTCTGTATACATCCCCGAAACCTTACCGGCTGGTCACTGGCTGAGGACTATTGTTGGTGATGACGAGGCAGAAAAGCTGTCGAAGGAGTTCCCCGGCTTCACCTTGCCGCTTGCCAAGTGCTCAAGCGCGATGAAAGCGCAGCGGAATGCACGGATAGCAGCGATGTACCGGGGGGGCATGACCCAAGGTGCGATAGCAGAAGAAATGAACATGAGCGAACATACAGTGCAGACAATACTTTATCGCATGGGGATAAGAAGAGGAGCACGCGTCTCGTGCGCAAAACGCAATATTCCCCAGTAACTGTGCTCTTTGAATGCCAGACACAACTAGAACGTGCCAAACGCGTGCAAAAACATATTTGGGTCCTTCCCCAAGGGGGTGCCTAGAGGGTGGACGCTGCCGCGCGGGGTTTTATTTCTGCGTGGCGCGGGATTCCGACTTTCTATTTCGATGTTCTAAAACCTGTGGAAAAGTAGGTTAACGCGCTAAAATGGCTGATGAATCGAAAAAGAAAATAAAGAAAAAAACGTCCGATAGTTCAGGGCGTGCTGTAGATATGCAAGGACTCGCCGAAGCGTTGAGTATTTCTGTGCCGACTCTCCGAGCCAGACTGCGTGAGGGAATGCCCTGTTTACAGCAGGGAGGCAGGGGCAAGCCTTGGGAGTTTGATCTTGCCGCCTGTATTGCATGGAACACAGAGCGGGCCGTCAATAAAGCCGTGGGGGAAGTGGATAACGGCTTGAAGAAGAGCGAGCTTGAGCGTTTGATCATGATTGAGGATCTTCGAATCAAACGAGTAGCCGCTGCCAAAGCCCTTGGCGAAGTAGCCCCACTTGAGGAAGTGGAACGGGCTATCACTACTGCTTTTGTGGAAGTCCGGCAGGCTATGCTTGCATTGCCTGACCGTTCCGCGTTGCGCCTGCTGGCTGCAGAAGATGAAACGGCAATCAAAGAAGTGCTGGAAGAGGAAATACACCTCGCTCTGAGTGCGCTTGCTGATGCCGATCTGTTGGAGGAATTAGCCGATGCTGCTTGCTGACGAGCTGCTTTCAAACATGGAAGGCATTCGTGATGCCGTTCGCAAGGCCGGCGCTCTGCTTTCGCCGCCGGAAAAATTGACTGTATCCGAGTGGGCAGATCGGCACAGAGTGATCTCTGATGCCAATGCAATGCCCGGACCATGGCGTACGGATAATGCACCTTATCAGCGGGAGCCTATGGATTGCATAGGAGACCGAAAAACCCGCCGTATTTCTATGATGTGGTCGGCGCAGGTCGGGAAAACGGAGACTGCAAATAACGGCATAGGGTATTTCATTGCGCAAAATCCACGAAGCGTGATGATGATGCATCCGACACAAAGCGATCTTAAAACTTGGACCGAAACGAAGCTTACACCTTTGTTGAATGATACGCCGGTGATTAAAGGCAAGGTGGCAAAACCTAGAGGCCGTGATGGGGTGAACAACTCCATCATGAAAAGTTACCCCGGCGGCTTTTTGATGTTTTCATGGTCTGGATCCACAAACACCATGCGCGGGCGTTCTGCCCCTGTAATTATGTGTGATGAAGTGGACGGCTATACCATGACTGCCGAAGGCGATCCGGTGCAGCTCCTTTGGCAACGTGCCGCGACATTCGGTGATCAGCGTAAGTTGGTGGAAATCAGTACGCCGACCATTAAGGGCTTTTCACGCATAGAAAAAGCCTTTGAAGCTGGTGATCAACGTTACTTCTGGGTGCCGTGTCCGCACTGCGACACATACCAAAAGCTTAAATTTGAGCAACTTGTTTGGGATAAAGACGAAGAAACCGGCGAGTCTCTTCCGCATACAGCCTTGTACTTTTGTGAACATTGCGGGGCAGGGATCGAAGACAAGCATAAACCCGCCATGCTGCGGCGTGGGGAATGGCGAGCCGAAAAGCCGTTTCAAGGGCATGCCTCATTTCATCTGAGCGAACTTTACAGCCCGTGGCGAAAGTGGCGGGATATTGCGCAATCACATACCGACAAAAAGCGTCTTGGTGACTTGCAGAGCTTTTACAACGTATCCCTTGCATTGACTTGGGAAGAGCAAGGCGAAACCGTTGACGAAACCGGTCTGATGGAAAGGCGCATTGAGTATGTGGCTGCTGTGCCGATGGCTGGCCTTGTGCTGACTGCCGGTGTGGATGTGCAACGTGACAGGCTGGAAGTTGAGATAGTTGCATGGGGACAGGGCGAAGAGTCATGGAGCATAGACTATGCGGTGCTCTACGGTGATCCTGATCAGCCGGAAGTATGGGACGCCTTGGACGATTACCTTGATAGGCGGTGGCTGCATGAATCAGGTGTAGAGCTTTCCGTCATTGCAACTGCTATCGACTCCGGCGGTAGCAATACACAATCTGTTTATCAGTATTGCAAAAAACGCAGAGCCGCCCGCCGCTTTGCCATCAAAGGTAAAGGGGGCGAAGGCATTGCCATTGTTTCAGCTGCATCAAAGCGAAAGTCCGGTAAAAAAGGTCGTCCTGTTGACCTGTTTACTGTCGGCACAGACCAGAGCAAGACGCTGCTTTATAAGCGGCTGCAATTAGATGGGGATGGCCCAGGGCGGTGTCATTGGCCCATAAATGAGGCTGTTTACAATGATGAGTACTTTCGTCAGCTCACTGCGGAAAAATGTGTAACCCGTTATGTAAAAGGATTTCCAAAGCGGGAGTGGGTAAAAACGCGTCCACGAAATGAAGCGCTGGACTGTCGTGTGTATGCGTATGCCGCCTTGCTGATTATGGCTCCGAACCTCAATAGGCATGAACAGCGATTGAAGGTGGCAGCTGAGAATCAGAAGCCGCAAGAAGAACAGGAAGTAAAAACCACTCAAAGCGCAGTGGCTGAAGACGCCGAAGCCATGCCAAAACGGAGGAAAGTTAAAAAGAAAACCCGCCGTAGGCGAGGCTTTGTAAATGGTTAACAGTATCCCTTCCGAAATAGTTAAAGACGCTTTTGCAGATTGCCTTCTCCTGCTTGTTGGTTTTGCTCCTGGTGAGGGGTGGGCGGCCACGCTCGCCCTTCGCGGAGCAGCCATCAAGAACGTCGAGGCTGTGCCGGAAGAAGATCGGTTCCGCTTTTCTTTTACTGCTGATCTGCCGTGCGGTGATTACTGGTGGCAGGTTCAGGTTGTTCGGGGTGCTGAAAAGCATTTCCCGGATACGGGACGCATTAAAATTCTGCCGAATCTTTTCGATGCCCCGGCAGGTTATGATGGCAGTAGCGAAGCAGAAAAAGCTTTAGCTGCTATTACTGCCACACTTGCGAATACGGCTACAGTTAACCAGCTTCGTTATCGCATTAAAGACCGGGAACTGCAACGCTACAGCATAGCCGAGCTAATACAGCTGCAAAGTTTCTTTGCGGCGAAGGTGCGCCGGGAAAAGGGAAGGCTGTATCTTAAGCCTATCAAGGTGCGCCTGTGAATCTGTTCAAATTTCTCAAGCGCGAATCGGCAGCACATGCCGAAAATGCCGCAACGGATCATAAAGTGAAAATGTTTGGCGGTGGCAAGAATATGCCCCCGCTGAAAGTTACTTTTCGTGGCTATGGTTCTGGCAGTGCTTCCGGAATGTATGAGGCAGCGGATACTGACCGCCTTACTGCAAGCTGGACTACTCAACCTATCTCCACATTGCAGCTAGTAGAGCGCAACTGGCGTATTCTGTGTGCCAGAGGGCGTGAGTGTGCGCATAATACCGCACATGGCAAACGCTTTCTGCGTTTAGTTCGTACTCATATTGTCGGCCCTAATGGCGTGCAGATTGCCCCCAGCGTGAAAAAGGCAGACGGGCAACCGGATAAGTTGGCCCGCGATGCCATTATGGCCGCTTGGAAAGAGTGGGGCAAGTATCCTGAAATTACAGGTTGTCATACTTGGCGTGCACTACAAGGGCTTGCCATTCAAACCGTGGCCCGAGACGGTGAAGTCTTTATTCATCGTCTGAAAGGCAGGGCATACGGCCCTTATCGCTACCAGCTTCAATTGATCGACCCCACACGTATACCGCCGGACTACAGAGCAAGGCTGAGGAACGGCAACCGAATCCGTGCCGGAATTGAGTTTACTGATGTCGGTAAGCCTGTTGCTTATTATGTGCGTGCTGATGCGGAAGATTACATAGAAGGTCAGACGCATGAAGGGGCACAGTACCAGCGTATTCCAGCAGATGAGATAATTCATCTTTTCCTGCCCGACATGATCAACCAGCCGCGCGGGCTGTCTTGGATGGGGACAGCCCTCAAGCGTCTTCATCATTTATCGAAGTACGAAGAAGCAGCCGTAGTCAATGCCCGCATTGGGGCGTCTAAGATGGGCTTCTTTGAAGTTAACCCTGAGTATTACGAAGGGTTTGATGACGATGAGGAAGGCGAAGATGTGCTGCCGATGGATGCAGAACCCGGAACATTTGAGCGCCTGCCCGCTGGGCATACTTTTTCAGAGTGGAACCCTCAGTACCCGCAAGGTGAGTTTGAAGGCTTTGTAAAAGCGAATCTGCATTCTGTCGCTGCTGGTTTGGGTGTGTCTTATGCTTCGTTAACCGGTGACCTGAGCAAGGTTAACTACTCCAGCATCCGCGCCGGAGCCATCGACGAACGGGATATGTGGATGGATTTGCAGGAGTGGTTCATCGCCAAGTTTGTTGCTCCAGTTTTTGAAGACTGGGTGGCAATGGCTGTTTTAGCAGGGGCAATCAGAATAGGTACAACCCCGCTGAAAATTGAGCGGGTGAGCCAGTACCAGAAAGCACGGTATCAGGCCCGCCGCTGGAAATGGGCAGATCCTTCCAAGGATGTAAAGGCCGTTCGCGATGAGCACGCCGGACTGATGAAGTCAGTATCTGCAACCATTCGTGAGCAGGGGCTGGATCCTGAAGATGTTTACGATGAAATAGCCGAAGAGCGCGAAAGGTGGCGCTCTCTCGGCATTACTCCTGACGCTCATGCATCTGCACCAGAGGAGAACGCAGAAAATGCCGAACCAGAAACCGACGATTGATGATGTTCGCCGCTGTAAGCGGATGCAATTTGCCATCGAGAACGTGCGTTCAATAGACGAAGACAAGCGTACTGTTGAGGTCGCTTTTTCCAGTGAGGCAGAATGTGAGCAATGGTGGCGCACAATTCTGATTCTGGAACATTCCAAGTCCGCAGTTCGCCTTGAGCGTTTGAATAACGGCGGGGCGGTGTTGTTTAACCACTCTGCAGACAGTCACCTTGGCGTTGTTGAGCGAGCATGGGTTGATGCCGACAGTAAGTGCCGTGCGCTTGTGCGCTTCGGGCGCGGAGCGCTGGCAGAGGAAAAGTATCAGGACGTACTTGATGGCATCTTGCGTCATATCTCAGTCGGCTTTGAGACTTATGAGGTCAAGCTTGTTGAAGAGCGGGACAACTCTATTGACGTGTATAAGGCAACAGATTGGGAGCCTTACGAAATTTCGTTTGTAACCATTCCTATGGACGATTCCGTGGGAGTCGGGCGCGGCCTTTCGGGCGGTGCGCCAAAAGTAAAAGAGGAGGAAAGAGGTATGCCGAAACAGCAACCCGCCGGATCCGATCAGGGCGCACACTCCGTTGATGAAGCAGCCGTGCGCGAGGCAGCGTTGAAGGAAGAAAGAAACCGCACTGACAGCCTGATGCAGTTGGGAAGGCAGTATAATGCCCCCGACGATGCAGCGCGTTTTATTCGTGAGGGTAAAACCGTTGATAACTTCCGGCAGTTTCTGCTTGAGCGCTCGGACGCCAAGGGAAGCAAACCGACCCCTGACGAGATGAATGATCCCGTTGGGCTGTCTGAGCGGGACATTAAACGTTACCGCTTTACGAATGTCTTACGGGCGCTTGACCCTTCGGACATGAAAGGGCGTGAGGCAGCAGCCTTTGAACTGGAAGTGTCTGCCGCGGCTGCTCAGCGCATGGGACGCGATGCCAGCGGTATTGTTGTGCCCCCCGAGGTGCTCAGTGCTCCCCTTGCACGAACATACACTACAGGCACTGCGGCAGCTCCGCACGGTGGCGAACTGGTAGGAACGGATCTGCTGGCAGACAGCTTTATCAGTATGCTTCGCAAGCGTACGCTGCTGATGCAGTACGGAACGCAGCTTGCCGGACTTGTCGGCAATGTGGCTATTCCTAAACAGCTCAGCGGCGCAACAGCCTATGTTGTGGGCGAAGATACAGATGTAACGGCATCGCAGGGCGATTTCGGGCAGGTTGGCTTGACTCCTCATACCATCGGGGCATTGTCTGAAATTTCCCGCCGTCTGCTTATGCAGAGCAGCCTTGACGTGGAGGCGTTGATTCGTGGTGATCTTTCCAAAGCGCTTGCTTTGAAGATCGACATGCTTGGCCTGTATGGCACCGGAACGGATGAACCCCAAGGCATTAAGAATACCAGTGGGGTGAATGCAATCACCTTTGCCACTGCCGGAAAGCCGGACTTTACCGAGCTTGTGCAGATGGAAAGTGAAGTAGCCGCCGATGATGCCGATGTGGGCAATATGGCTTACCTGATCAATGCCCGCGTTCGTGGTCATGCCAAGTCTACTCCCAAGTTTGCCAACACCAGTGGAACTATCTGGGAGCCCGGCAACACCATTAACGGATACAATACCGGCGTAACTAATCAGGTACAGCCGAATGATGTGTTCTTCGGTAACTTTGCCGACCTTCTTATCGGCCTGTGGGGTGGCCTTGAGCTGACTCTTGATCCGTATACTCATAGTGCAAAGGGGCGGTTGCGTATTGTTGCCATGCAGGATGTTGATGTGGCCTTGCGTAACGGTGAGTCTTTCTGTGTGGGCACTACTGTATAAATTAACCGGGGCGGTTCACCGCCCCGCTTTGACGGAATAGAGCATGGCAAAGCAAAAAGAAGTTGAAATTATGATTCTCGGTGAAGAAGGCAGTAATGCCGGTGTGCTGATTGACGGCGAATTTTGTACACATGGCGAAGTTGCTATAGTACCTTTCAGTGTTGCCCAGAACCTGATTTACCGGGAGCGGGCGGTCCTCTACAACTCTGACAGGGCAAAAGCGAAAAAGGCTACCAAAAAATCGGAAAATGCGCCCGAAAAGGAAAGCTAAATGGCTTTTACGGAAGATTTAAGCGTCTTCCTGTCCTGTGATGATTTCGCCGTAGAGGTACGGTGCAGTGCTCCTGCCCGTACCTTTGCGGCGATTTTTGATGAGCCGGGGCAGATAGCGCTGGCGGGCGGCATCATTTTAGATAATGAAACGCCGACAATCACATGCAGATATGCTGACGTGGCAGACTTTATCTGGCGCGAAACGGAACTAACCGTCGAAGGCAAAGGTTTTTATACCGTTATGGCTATCACTGACGATGGCACCGGTATGGCTACTGTGGAGTTGGCGTGCGTGTAGGGGACGGTATTCGGAAGCAGGGCTTTGAGACAAGCAAGGCTGTAGCTGTATCTTCCGGAGAAGTGGAGCGCATAGCGAAAGCCTTTTTGCCAAGCGAAAAGCTGATGCGTAACGCAACCAATGCAGCAATCAAGAAAACGTTGCGTTGGGCTATGACTCTGGCTGTGCGAGAGATCCGGTATGTAACCGGCCTGCCGGCGGGTGTATTACGTCAGCGCATTCAAACGTTTTGGCGGCGAGGCAGCGGCAGGTTGTTTTTGGGTCTGCGTCCTGTTCCGCTGTGGCAACTGGATCCGCGCCAGACAAACGCCGGTGTTACTGCAAAAGGTGGCGTTAAAATTTCAGGCGCATTTATTGCGGATATGCTGGATCATCCAGCTGTTTTTAAGCGGGTAGGGAAGGCAAATTATCCTATTGAGTATCAGAGAGTTTTCTTTGATGACGTTGCTAGAAACGTCATTGAGGGAGACATATTGCCCAAAATTGAAGGTAAGTTTTACAATCTGCTGGAGCACGAACTGAAATGGCGAACCAGATAGATTTAGATACGGCACACAGTGCGATACTTGAGGCCTTGAAAGCACAGTTCCCCGCTTTTCAAACTGTGGGTGATTATGGCGTGTTTTCCGTTAAAGGAAGTAACAAGCTTAAAGTTCCGGCGGCAGCATTGTACTTGGCTAGCTTTGACTCGCAGGATAGCGGCAGCATTGCGACTGACCAGCTGGCAATTACTGCACGGTGGGAATTGCGGATAGTGCTTGATAAACGCACACAAGATTTTGAGCGGCAACTCTGCAAAATCAGTGCTGACGTTGCTTTGTGGGTGCAGGGAAATCGCTTTGGCCTGCCTGCTGCACCTGCCGAATTTATGCGGGCAGAGCCGGACCAGTTTGATCCGGCTGTGGTGCATCTATCGCCGTGGGTAATTGAATTTGAGCAAACGTACCTGCTTGGCCAGTCTGTATGGGATGGTTCCGGCCCTGTTCCATCGGCTGTGTATGTTGCTTACGAGCCTGATACCGGCCCTGAACACATAGATAACTACGAGAAAGTGAATGAGTTACCAGTTGTCTGAGATGGCGCGTAAGCTGTCTAACCTTGCCAGAGTAGGGACTGTGGAACATGTGGACTATGCCAAAGCTGTTGCAAAAGTCCGCTTTGGCGCAATTGTTACCCATTGGCTGCACTGGCTTGCGGACAGAGCAGGGAATGATCGCTCGTGGTGGGCTCCGGAAGTTGGCGAGCAAGTGCTTGTAATAGCGCCTGACGGCAACCTGACACAAGGTATCATCTTATTGTCTCTCTATCAGCAGGCCAGCCCGCAACCCGCAGCATCGCCGGATGTTCGTCGCATTACCTTTAAAGATGGTGCGGTGCTGGAATATGACAGGGCAAGTCATAAGCTGAAGGCAACAGTACCCGGTGATGTGGAGATAAATGCAACCGGGACCATTCAGGCAACAGCAGGAGCAAAGATTACGTTATCTGCACCGCTGGTAGAGCTGGACGCACAGCAGATCAGGTTAATCGGCCCTGTGGAATCTGGTGGCAGAGATGGAGCCGCTTTCCCGCTGAAGCTGAACGGCCCCATTGAACATGTGGGTGGTAACTATGTGAATGAGGAAAATGATGTGCTTGTGCAGGGAATTTCTTCTGCCCACCATACGCACGAGTGTCCGCATGGCGGGCAGACGGGGGAGCCACGGTAATAGCTAACTGTTGTGGATAGAATTTAAAAAAATAATGTCATGTTTGTCTTGCATTTTAAGTTCTTGTTCTTCTATTAGTGACAATATCGGTTGTATATTAAAGCCAACGAGAGCTGAACGTTCATGATCATAGTTAGTGATCATCCCTGCTAAAGTTGGACGTGTAAGCTCTATCGGATAGTTAATTGACTGCCAGATACCACAGCCACTCATTCCCATTGGATATGGCGCTCTATTAAATTTGCGTTTTGGTATGTTTTTGGTTGATATTACATTATCAATATTGAACTGATAACACATATTAAGGCCAAAGACATAATTATAATGATT